ATAGTATAAAAAAAAAGACATAGGTGAAAAATTGACCACGAAATTTTCACCACCCTAGCGACCTTCAAGTATCACTTTAAGTCTTTGGGTTACCGAATGAAGATTTCCATATACACAAATAGGAGCCGGAAAAAGGAATTAAACCAGCCCCCATTTGATAGAGGATATTTTTCAATCCCCTTAAATCATTTACTTCGTAAATCATTTACTTCGTAAATCATTCATTTAACTAAGTTAAATCAGGTGAGTCGCCCATCTCGGTGGTGTAGCTCAACATATCATACCTTGAGTTCATGACCACGGAGATGGGGCGATGTTTTTAGCTTTCAGACTCCATATCGTGTTCTGTAAACAGTTCTTCACCGGAATCATCTGTAATGAACTTCTGTACGATTTGTTTAACAAAGGTACGTTCACTATCTACTCCACCAGTATTGTCATACTGAGGGTAAATGGTGATATCAGCAGCTTCAAGTAATGAGAACCCATCAAACATTAATCCAGCAATCTCTACTGATGTTCTTGTACTTACTCCCGAGGTTATCCGAGCATTCTCAGCCACGGCTTCAACACGAGTTAAGTTAGTTATATTACTTACATTACTCAATTCTGTTTCATCAACCGTTGGGAACATATACTTCAGTAATCCAAGTTCTTCTTTTTGATTCAACAAGTCCATTTCGATAACCGTGAATCTATCCATCAAGGCTTTATCTAATTGACGAGTCGCAGTATACTCATTACCGATGTTAGCCGTAGCTATGAATGTTACTCCATTAGCCACCATGATGGTCTTTTGTCCATCTGCCTCATCTAACCGAAGATAACGCTGTCCTTGATCCAGTACAGGCATTAAGATGTTCCACGCATCTGGATGAGCCCGTGTCAGTTCGTCTAACAAGATAACAGCGTTAGGTGTTTGAATCGCTTTAACGAATAGTGATTCACTAAAGTAAGTTCCATCCACTTTATTATAATGGACATTACCAATTAAGGTCGAGCGAGGATCTTGTGTCGCACCTAAATTAAAGTAATACTCTGGTCTATCTAATGATTTAACCAATGCCTTAGCCGCCATAGTTTTACCACAACCGGCTTGACCAGTCATCATTATATTCTTACCCCTTACGGCTGAACGAATTAAGTATTTCCATTTTAATTCGTTCATAATCAAACCATCTGGCTTTAATTTATATGAATCACGGATGAACTCTATAACCTCATGATGACCTTCAGGAACCTCTATCTCTGTTGGAGTGGGTATTGGGTTAGCCTTGTCATTACCCATTGCGGATAATGGTACTTTCCACCAATATGTTCTACCGTTCTTCTCACGCATTTCCAAAGCTTTATTGGCTTTATACGTTGACTTACGAGTACTGGTTATAATGGCGTGAGTCCATTTAGTACCATCCTTGTCGAAGGCATTGTATCGATTACCAGACATTACTATCTTGACAATCGTTCCTACGGGGGGTTTAGTTTTTAACTTCATTGTTTTTTTCCTTTTTTCGTTACTTGAATATACGACAAATACTTGATAAAGTCAAGCATTATATTGAATTATTTTCCTACTCTTCGTCATCTAAGTCTTGGATTAATACATCCATCTGTTCATCCGTATATATGAATTCTTCAGAAATTAAAGCCATTAAATACGATTTGTTTAATCTTGCGTTATACAAATACTCATCATTGAAAACGTGAAGACTTAATTCGTTTTCACCATATTGTGTTATGTCATTCAAGGTTATGCCTCTCCTACTGGTGTCATTGATAACCCCGGGGAAACTGAATTATATAATTCTAATTCTTCTTTTGAAATACCTTCGTATGGATCAAAATTATCATCAGTTCTGAATATATCATCAAATAATTTTTCAGTATCATCATCTGATAAGTTATATGATTCTCTAGTCTCCATGATAAAATCCATAATAGATTCTGGATTATTAATATCCACTTCTCTTACTTCAACTTCATCGGTATCCATGTTCAACATATTTATCTTCATCGTTTTATCCCTTTTTTCGTTACTTAAATATACAACAAATACTTGACAAAGTCAAGCATTATTTTGATTTATTTTTAAACGTTTTCATCTTCTATTAAGACTTCAAACATTCCACCACCCTGTTTCCATGTGGTTGAATCTCCAATTAAACCTTGATTATTCCCAAACAATTCATCTTGTTCAGTATCAGATAACATATCATTTACCTTTGACATCACAATACAATCAGTTATGATATGATCTAAAGCCTGTTCTAATGGTATCCCATCTCCAATCATATCATTGAACCAATCTTCTGGATTCATGAGTGGCACTTCACCATTTACTTTAATTACTTGTCCGTGTTTATACTTCATCGTTTTTTTCCTTTTTTTGTTTTAGACTAATTCCAACATACTAAAAGGAACGTTGTAACTCGAACCTCTCATATCAACAATAGCCTTCTTGATATTCATCTTCGTGATGACACCAGGAGTTTTCTTTGTCTTTTGAACCACATATACTTTAGCCCCAACACATAGTGATGCTCTACCTAACATGGTTTTACAATCATTAATGAAAGCTGACAAGTCATTCAGTTCTGAAAGACTATTTAGTTTTCTAATTTCATTTTTTAAGTTCATTGTTTTTTTCCTTTATTAATTATGTATTTTATAAAACAATATTCTGGATTTTTAAAACCAAATTCGTCCATATTAATTTCATCAAAACCATGTAGTACCATACCATCCATTTCAGGATTCGTACCTTTTTCGTATTCGACTAAATCATAACCAGGTGGTATATATCCTTTAAACGTATCAATGTTTGGTATTTCGATTACATCTGATTTATAAAATTTCATTGTTTTTTTCCTTTATTCATTACTTGAATATACTGATAATAATCGGTAAAGTCAAGCGTTATTTTAATTTAATTCTATCTCAATGGCCGTGAATCATAACCCAGTACCCTTTATTTAACGATTTAATCTAAATAATAATCATTCATTTCCATATCATCGTAGTTGATGTCATCTTGTGAGTTATCCAGTACAGTACTGTCTTGTAGTAAATAACCAGTATAGTCATCAATAAACTCATCGTTCTTCAGTTGTTTAGTGAATGATTCATTTGACTTCGATTCTGAGTTTAACTCAGCATTCATATCTAATATGGCTTGTAGTTTAGGGCTTATTTTTTTCTTCATGTAGTTCCTTTAAGTTGATTGTTTTATTATTATTATTCCCCCTTGAATATACAACATAAATGCTATACAAGTCAAGGTTTATTTTCATTTATTTTTAATTAATTCTGTTCCAATGGCCGTCAATCATAACTCAGCACCACTGTAGTGGTGTTTGATTTACTTGGAGTGGAATAATAAGTTATCTCTCTTAACCTCAGCCTCAGGCTTAACTCGTATCTCTACCTTGTATCCACCCATATCAACTACTTTATATACTATACCTTGCTTCTCCACAAAGGTTGGAGCAATGTTGTTTTGAAATTTATGTATCTTAATCATTCGTTTTTTTCCTTTATTCATTACTTGAATATACATTAAATAAATGAGAAAGTCAAGTAAAATCGGCAACTATTTTAAATTATGTGTCACGGGTTTAAGCCCATCCTCTACCTCGGATATAGGATAGGACATATTAACGTGATCTCTCCACCTGTCCGTGATGTCTGGTCTCGGGTCATACATGCTCTCAAGAGCATCATACTTCTCTTGTTGAGTATAGTTCACACTATCTGGATGACACCATATATCAGAGTCTACCGCATTCCAATTAACACCACCCTTAAACGGGCCCTCATGAAACCAGTTTCCTGGGTTCTCTATAGCTTCCTTTGTTATCTGTTTCAAGTTCATTGTTTTTTCCTTTTATTCACACCTAAATATACACATAATATCTGAGAAAGTCAAGTGTTATTTTCATTTATTTTTATCTTTAATTAAATTTTGAGAGCTGGGTGAGATTCGAACTCACGAATAATGGGTTTGCAATCCATCTCCTTAGACCACTCGGACACCAGCTCGGCCTATCAGCTAATATCTTTAAGAGTTCCAAATAGGTAGTCACTCTTGAACCCACCACCTTTTCAAATAAGTAGAAAAGGCTAACCCACTTAAATTTCAGAGGAGCCTCCCGTCAGAAGCCCCTCTATATCTTAACTCAGCCTATAATTATTCCCGTCGGAACACATAATCTGTTTAAGAAGTCTTTCATCTAAAGAGCTTTTTTAATATTTTCCTCTTTACCCATTCTGGTTACTAATTTCTTAAACCAGTCAGAGTTAATTGCTTTGTTAAACTCAACAGTTGGATTGTAATTCTTATTTGTTCTTTTATCTTTCATGTTTTTTCCCTTTTTTCAACCCCTTAATATACAACATTTTTACCACAAAGTCAAGCATTAAATTGAATTAAATTGAATTAATTTAAGTAGTGAATCCTACTTGCTAACTTGTGGTGTATAGGTGAATATACTACAAAATAACGAGAAAAACAAGCAAAAAAGACCAATTACCCCATAAAAAAATATAATCGGGAGGTGTGTGCGTAGTATGTTTCAGACTATATATATGATTCCATAAATCTAAGTGCTTATTTTATCATAATAATAAAAAAGGAATAATTACCCATTATTCCCCACATGACTCCACTTGTTGTGTTTTATAAACTATACTACTTGTATATTACAAATACTCTTCTGTAATGCTCTCTATAAACCACACAATAAGGAAGAATAAAATCAAATCCATCACAATACAATCCATTTAACCTATAGTCTCTGAGCTAGCATGTTGTTGTTGATTTCGATTCACCCTAGTGAATCCTTAATCATTTACTTCGTAAATCTTCATATCTTTTATTAAATCTAAGAATTCCAATACGGTGAATTTATCATTCCGTTCATTTATAATCTCCACATTTTTCAAGTGGATTGGATGTTTTTCAATTATTTCCCTCAGGGCTTCCATTCCTCTGCCTGGATAAAACATTCCAAATGAACTCTCCCCTAATTCATTTTCGTCCCATAGATTATTTTCATTATCTTCAGGCATCACTATATAGTAAGTCATTCAATTACCTTGTTTAATTCCATAGGAATTGAATTCAATTACCATGTAATTCAATTACCTTTAATCATCAAGGACAATTGCTCCATTCCTAATGATTTAATCCTATGTACTTCCGTTAATGCTTCACTTGCCGTAAATCCATCCTTACTCCATACGAGTTTAAACATTCCTCTACTACTCACATACTTACTTCCCTTACTATCCAGATGTTCTTGCATTTTCTCTTCAATCTCTCCCTTACCCATTCCTGTATAAATACTTTTATCACCACACTTTAAGATATAAACATACCAATTAGCTTCTTGTATCTTATGTGTGAAGTTATCTTTCTTTAATGGCTCTTTACCCAACATACTTAATTTATCCATACTAGTTAGTAAACCAAGATGGTCTTTTATATCCAATAAAGTTGACTCAATCAATTCTAAACGAGCGTTTATTTTTTCTATATCAATTCTTGAACCCACTCCATGACCATAAACCTTATGAGGTTCTTTGATAATCATTAGGATTTGTTTTATACTCCTTTCAAGATTAAGCTTTGGTTTTAGTTTATTTAACTTATCGAAATTTGACAAAACTCCATGACTCCATTCATTAATCGCGATTCAATCATTTACTTTGTATAATTCCATAGGAATTGAATTCCATAGGAATTGAAATCATTTACTTGGCTCGTGTCCAAAAACTCTTCTTACTAACGGGTGGTCGTTTATTAGTCCAATGACCTTTCGTTAATTTTACATCAATATAATCATACCATCTCTCGTCCATTTCACCACCCACGCCAGGACTGATTAAATAGACTTGATTCTTTACACTCCTATCCTGTACATAACCACGTTGCCATTCTTTTATAATCATACCGTCTTGATTCATATATTCTTTCAAATAAGTACATGGATTTCTTTTTGTCATACTTGGTATTGCCATTTCATCCCTCTTTTATTTACGTTGTTTAATTCCATAGGAATTGAATTCCATAGGAATTGTAAATCATTTACTTTGTAAATCATTATAAATCCTATCACCCAATTTGAGTTCTTGGATTTCTTCGTTTAATAAAGTTAATGTACGAATTATCTCCACTTCACTCATATCGGGTTTAATCCTTTGCACTGAAGTACTTATATCAATACACTTGGTTAAAAACTCTATTTGTTTGTCATTTAATTCTAGTTTATGTTTCATTTTATTTTATTTCCTTCGATTTAATTATTCATTTACTTTGTAAATCATTTACTTTGTAAATCATCCCAACTCGGCAGACTCATACCTAAATTCCATATCATCTCATCTAGATTCATGGATTCGCTATCACTTTCATCCACGGTGGTTCTTTTTACTTGCGATTCATTTGGATTCACCTTGTGAATCGATTTCATATCTAATAAATAACAATAAAAATCCATCAATTTTTCATTCAAGTCCGGCCTCTCGTCCATCATGTATTTAATCAAAAGTAGGATTTTATCCAAGTCTTTATTTTTAATTTCAATCATTTAATTTCAATCATCATTTTCCAAAGGAAAATCACGCCATTGCTAAAGTATTATTCATAGTGGCATGAACAAGTAATTCAAATAATTTGAGTTCTTCTAATTCATCGGGGCTTAATTCATTTAAATTAGGTACAATTTTATCCATGCCATGAGTATCAAGTTGGAAATTCAATAATTCATCAATCACGTCATCTAATTTAATTCTAGACTCGGGTGTGATTGACTCTTCACAACTGATTTCTATTAATGTATCTATGAGTTCGTTTATCTTATTCATAATGATTCCTTATTAATAAATAGAGGTATATATATCATAACCAAAAAAAATTCCCTACCCACTCATTAATCATTTTGTTACTCTCTTTCCACCGTAGGTTTTAAATAAATCATTCATCTCTAACATCTCACCCTTGGTAAGAAATTTATCAGTACCGAGAAATTCTTTATCATCTTCTAACATTGTTTTTGTTCCCCGTTCTACTAATTCTTCAACCTTGTGTAAATCAGCTTCATATCTTCTTCCCATCCCACTCCGAGACATCATTACAAAATCATCTGGTACATTACCATTATTCTTTTTCCAATCATGCATAGTCATATGGAGTACTCTCAATCTATTCATATGAGATTGATTCACTTCCACATCCACTTGTCCAACGCTGTAGTGTAGCGAACTATCTTTGTTCAGAAATACTTCAAAGGGTTTATTTTCTGGCATCATTTCAAGTTCCTCATTATACCCTTCGGGTCACCATAGTGTTTATGATATTCATTACAACATTCCATATCTCTTTTAGTTATTGAATCGGCATTTTCCAATTTCAGTAACCACTTGAGATTAGGTTTCCAATCATCAGGTAAATCTCTCTTCTTACCATCTACCTGATGTTCAGCCCAAACAATCATCATTCGTTGTATGTTCTTTATTTTCTTCTGGTATTTTATGTTATTTATCATTTTTAATGAAATGGTGCTCCATCAAGAATAAACATCATAATCGTACAGAAATACATGATGGTTATAAAGACCAATCCCATTAAGACATTTTTTGTTTTTTCTAGTATGTTCATTTTACTTCTCCAAGAACTTTGAGTTCATTGACTTTGCCACTTCCATCATGTTTGTCGGGTTGATAAAACTGGCATCCCTACCATACATACGGGAGAAAACATTTTTATCATCTCCATAACTATAGTCACCTTCTTTAATGAAATAACTTGAAATCTTAATTCCATTGTTCTTCATCATCTTGACCATCTTTTTAGTATGTTTCTCAGCACAAGCTCCATGATAATAAATCTCATTATTAGAAAACCAAGGAGCACCATCTGAATAGTTGATGAAATAGTTATCATCTCCATTTACACCACCTAACCATTTTTTCATCAAAGCCTCATAACATAGTGACTCTGGTGTCGTTCCACCGGCATTTATGTATTTCCATAATTTCTTTATCTTGGTTATCTTATCTTTCCGAGAATCATAACAAATGATAACTACTGGTTTGTCATCTTGAGTCCAACGGAAACTAACCACCACGTGAATGTTTCCAGCCATCTCAGCAGCCTTGACCATCGCAACGGCTGAAGTGATTGATTTAGATAATTTATTACCACTCATACTACCACTCGCGTCAATCGAAATATGTAGGTTAGCTTTGTTATATCTTTCAGTAAAGACTTGACTAAAGACATTACCATTATCAAACCCCAACTCGGCAATCAATCTCTTATTGATTTTACCACTTGTTTGACGGGTGTAAATCAAATCTTTCTCTTCACCACGAACTTTGAGTTTTTTACCCAAGATGGCACCCAAACGAAGTCCATCAGCAATTGCTTCTTCTTTACCACTTGAACGATAACTATAAGAATAATGATGAAGAAAGTGAAAAGCTTTTGAATCAATCAAAGCCTGAGTTAAGTCAGGAACAACCACTACTTTAGTTTTACTAAGACCTTCAGTACCACCGACTTCAACTAACTCGGAATTACTATTACCAAGAGCATCAACAATCTTCTTGTCATTTTTAGTCATCTTACTTTTTGGTGTCTTACCTTCAAGTAATTCTTTGGTTTTTTTGTAAATGTTCTCAATAGATTTCTTCATGGAATCTGATATTTCTTCACCTTCAGTAGGTTCTCCATCTTCAGGAGTCATTTCTTTATCACCACTATCTACTTCAGTTCCACCACCTTTATTATTAGATGAACTACCATTTTCTTCTTCACCTTCAGAATCTTCTTCACCTTCACCATTTTCAGGTTTTCCATCACCTTTATTTTCACCCACGAGTTTGAAAACAACATCACAAATAGACTTTGCCACTTCAATGACATCATCAGTAGATTTTAGTCTTGAGATGTTTTTCATATCCACCAAACGATAGATGTCCAATAGTCTTGGAAGAGCATTTAAATCAGTACCTTCATTAGTGAAGTTAACAATTCTAAACATATAAGATTCAAAATCAACATCACGATACATCGTGGATTTCAATCCTTTACCAATTTTTTTGTTGTTAAAGTACTTGGAGTACAAAGTGTGATAATAACCTTTATAACCAGGTGAAGATTTGAACACAATCGAATCAATTCGTCTATCTTCAATGTAATTAATCATCCCACGGAGAAATTCCATTCTCGCTGGAGTCAAATCCCAATTACGTATCTTGGTTAGATTTCTCACTTCTTTGAATACTTCAAAATCACTATAAGCAATATGAGAACCTTCATGAAGAGCCAGACCAACAACGTGGTCAAAGTTTTTCTCATTAATGTTAGAACTGATGGTAACTGATTTACCATCTGTGAATGAATCTCCACGAGTCATGAATTTAACAGGGATATTTTCCCCACTTACAATACGGACAAAATTACCGATTGCTCTTTTATGACCAGCCAAACCCATGTGGTCTTTTTTAGGTTTGTTAATAACAATATCATCTTCTTTCGTACCAATGGTGGCAAGAAAGTCATTTACTTCGGTTTGTCTATCAAACCAAAAATCTGAATATTTACTCATTTGTTTGTTTTTTCCCTTTTTGTCATATATGAATATAACACTAAAACCCTATATAAGTCAAGCATTATTTTCATTTATTTGTAAGTTTCTGCGTATATACCCATACCATTCATAGCTTCGTCAAAATCATGTTGTTCTTTTAACATACCATTTAACTCGTGAAAGAACTCTTCAGGTAACTCTACCTTCTTTTTCTTTATACAGTACCAAGTACAGTAATTTCCACCTTTATATTCAATGCAAGCTTTTACTTTTTTACATTTTTGACAAATCATCGTTTTTTCCCTTTTTCTCATATATGAATATACGAAGAAAAAATGATAAAGTCAAGCGTTTTCTTTAATTAAATACTGACCAGAATTTGTCTATGATTAGACCGATGAAACCAACACCAATGACACCACGCCATTTAGTTGTATTTTCTCTGAATTGACTATTGAGTTTTGTTTCGGCCCATAGTCCTTCGTGTGGATTGAACATATTCTCTTTGATAAACCGTAGATTATCATCTGTTTTATTGTGAGCTATGACCATTGAATTTTTTAAATCGTCTATATCTGATTTAATAACATCTATCTTGTTATGTATTAGGTCAAATTCTGATTTATCAGCCTTGTTCATGTCTATAAATATAAATCTATAAATTTAACATTGTATTTCTTCTCGTGGGAAATACAAAATTATTTCTTTTCCCACACCCACACAGGCTCACAGAATTTACCATCGAACCTTTTTATCATTTCCGGCTCTCTATTACTCTCACCCGACTCTACGGCATTTCCAACACCAATACAATTTGGTCGTGTGGCCATCTCCATTCCTATACACCCAAGATAATCAGAATCTTTAAATGTATCTATAAACTCATTCATTGGATCACATATTGATAACCAACCTTTCTTCTTACCTTGACTACTAGCATTCACATCAGAAATATTCACACATAACTTTCCACCACTACGTAAAGAGCCCCACATATTTTCTATTGACCTCTGTAGGAAGTTCTGATTCCATTGGTCGATGTTCTTATACCTTACCCAACTTTGTGTATCATCATAACTATATCGCTCTACATTGAAATATGGTGGTGATGTAAAGATAATATCAAACGTATCTTTATATTGGTCAAAATCAAACTCTTCTGCTGGTGAGCAATGAAACTCTGCTTTCTTCTCCGTTTCAAAGAAACCTAACTGATTAGCATAATATTTTGATTGTTCTTCATATATTGGATGATTCTCCTTACGAGGATCAATTCCAACATATAGTTCGGTATTCATACTGGCATAAAATCCAGCCAACCTATCACCCCAACCCGCAGAGAAATCCAATACATTCTTTACATCGAAATAATCATACAGAGCCTTAGCCGCATTGGGTTTGAATTGACTACAAATGTATTTTCTCAACCCTAACATGGTTCTCAATATAGATTTATCAATCTTCTCCATCTTCAATGTATAGGCCGCTCCCATCAATGAAGTCATAAACTTCAACTCACCCCAAGTCCGTAAAGGACCTGGCGAAATAGTACCATCTACTGACCATCTGTTTTCTTGTTGAAAGAAATTAGATGATTTATTACCTGTATTGTTTCTCTTAATATATTTCTGTGAACCTTTGTAAGTTAATGGCCACTCATATCCATTTTCAGCTCTAGCAAACCATTCACCTTCTTGTAGTAAATCATGAACCCAAGTGCCTTTTAGCTTATTAAAGTCCTTTCTACATTCATTTTGACTTATCTCTTGGTATGGTGGTGGATAAGTCATGGCAACTGTTGCCAGAGATTCTTTTACATCATCTTTCTCGAATGTATCTTTGATGTATGACCATTCTTTTTCGTTGATGTGAAGATATGGAACTTGATATAGAAACTTATTAAAGTAAGGTAGGTACATTATATAGTTATGCCATTTCTTTCTATCCAACCGTCCATAGTATCTTTTTGTTTTTCTGAATACTCTGTATTAGCATGCCATTTCCAAAAGTTCTTACTTAGGTTAAACCAACCTTGTCTATAGACTTTCGGATCTCTTTGAGCTTTCAACTTCACTTCATTATACATCATAGAAGATATCTGACGATAATAATTGTGGTCTTTTTCAACTTTATCTTTCTCATCAAGTTCTAGTTTTGTTTGTTCTATCTCATCATCAATTTCTTTTGAATCTAATATTTTATCAACTGGCGTTTGAACAATTTCTTTTTGAACTTCCACTAAACGAGGTGGGAGTGGAGATTTTAAAATTTGAATCTCCTCTTTTAACTTATCTATTTGTTTTAAAGCATTTTTGTATTGTGTGTTTTTAGCATTATATTTTGCTTGATAATCGGTACTCATTTTACTCCCCAAATAACTCCTTGAATGCCTGGTTGGCAGCATTTGATTGTTTAGTCTTGACTTTGACTTCTTCTTTCGTTACTTCTTTGATAGCATAATCACCACGTTTCCAAAAGTCATTTTCTATCTTACTGGCCATCATATCAGCCTGATGTAATATGTAGGCAATATTAGATTTAAGTTGTCTTTCTTTTTGATAAGCAACATAATAACTTTTATTAGCTTCTTCGTACATACCATCTGTCAATCTTAAACCAAGATATTCATTTTCTGTCATGACGACTCCAAAGTGTTGTAGTATCCAACAAGCTCTATCCGTAACCGTCATGAATTGTAGATTACCATTATGTTTGTATATCAGACCTTGATTCTTTCTATGCCAATCCGAATCATTTGGTGTATAGTAATCCTCGGCTAAATCACCAACCTTACCCAAGTCATGATGTAGAGCAGAGAATATCAATTCCTCTTTGGTAAAGTTATCAACTATAGCTCCATTTCTATCCCAAAGTTCATATATCTGCTGTGCTAAATCGGTGATATGTAAAACGTGTTCCACGTAACCACCGGCATGAGCATTATGGAAGTGTTCCTTACCACTAGCTGGTGCCATACACATTCTTTCGTCAAAGTAATGATACATATTGAGAAGTTTTTCTCTCCGCTCACTTCCTTCTTCAAATGTATCTTTTACAATTTGAATTAATTTTTCCCAATTCTCTTGTATTTGTTCTGGTGTTAGTTCTTTCATGTAGTAACCTCTTTAAATTGTTCTATTCCAATATTGTTGCTAATTCCATTTTCAATTATTGCTTTTTCTATTATGTCAAATCTCAAGTTATAAGCACCATTGGTAGATACAAAAGAAACATCAGACCAATTGGTTTTTTTTATAATGGAATTTATATGATTTTTATTAGACAAAACAACAATGCCATATCCTCTTCTTTGTGGTAATTTTTCAAAATCATAATATATTTTCATCTTATCTTTTCCAAAACAAGTTGAAGGCAAATAATAATCACAAGTATTTAAATGTTTTTTATTTCTTGTACTGCCTGGAGTTCCCCCATCAGATAATGAATATATTTTAATAACTCCATTTAAAACTGGTTTTGATTCTTGTATTTTATGTAGTTTAGACCATATTTGAAATATTACATTAACTTTAACTTGCTTACCATCTGGATAATAAAAATCAGAACTCACAATTTCACTATGAATCAAATTCAATCCTTCGACTCTATTCTTACAACTACCTTTACCATCGCTATCAAATAATTGTGGTAATATAAAACACACAAAGTCTGAAAATTTAGCAGCATGGTTAATAAACTTGAGTGCTAAATGACCTCTCAATCCAAATGGGGGATTTCCAATACATATATTATCAGAAGTTTTAGGCTTCCATGACAAAAAATTGGATTTTTCTATTCCATCAGATTTCGGTTCTATATCAATACCAGTTCTTTTATTTGATGGAAGTAAATTATAAAAACTACCATCACCAGCAGAGGGTTCAATAAAATGATAATTTGAAATATCAACATTCCATTTTTTCAAAATTTCATATGTTTTGTCAATACAATATTGAGATGATTCTTTTGAAGTAAAAAATTGATCTTTTTCTTTTTCAGAATGTTCTGTATAATCTATTTCAATACCATCCATTCTACATAGATCAAAATAATAATATGAAGGAACAGATTTAAGTTCAATCCATCTTTTTATTGTACCTCTATTTACAGCCAAATGGGATGAAAGTTCATCTATCGTATATTTTTCATTTAAAGATTGAAAAAATTTAAATATATTATTTTTCATGAAAAATGTCTAACCAAAAATTTTGAAAATTCAATATCTTTAGGATTTTCAGAATCATGGAAATATGTCAATCCTGCTGCAATTCCTTTTCTCAAAGTAGTATTTGACATATCGAATTTCCAACCCCCTTTACATGGAGTAGATTTCTTTTCAAAAATAGAATGTCTCGTTCCATATACCATTTCAGTATTTTTAATTATAGTAATATAAAATCCAGAATATACAAGATCAAATAAAACTAATTTATCATAAACTTCAACTTCTTTAATAACATCATGTTGCCAAGAATTGGTTTTAGTTCCCTTCATTGCGGTTTTCATTTCTGTTCGCAATGAATTTGCTTTCATATCATAAGTACCATCTTCTGGTTTAATATTCTTATCACCATCCCATACTACTGAATAGTCAGTATATTCTTGTAATATCCTGTGAAAATGATATTCTCCCCAGCGACCTCTTTCATCACTTGATAAAGGAAGAAGAAATTCAAATTCAGAACCTTTCCAGATATTTTTTCTGTTTAAGAGTGATACTTTGCGCGATTCATTTAAAATCTTATCATTAATATTCATATTATTTCCTTTTGTTTTCTTTATTTAACAAAACTAATTTTTTTCCCCATCTCTTATACCTAAATATAACACTAAAAGCCTATATAAGTCAAGCATTATTTGCAATATTCTTTAAATTTTCTGTTCTTTTATGTGCTATATTGAAAATCTCTTCATCCTTCTCTGAACCATAGTAATTTCTACCTATATTATAACTAGCTATAATAGTTCGGGCTTTAAATCTTCTAAGGCTTGTAACTATCGTAACTACATTATTGGTAGGATTAAGTTTACTATATACTTTCTTTTGCCAATCTAAGTATTCGTTGTCGTCTTTTATTGGCGTTAGATTTAACTCATCATAATCAGGTGGTGAAAAACAAGTGTAATCATATTTTATATCACGTTTCGTTAAAGTATCTAAACAATCCTCGTGGAATATTTCATTCAAAGCTTTCTCACTTTGTTCTTATCTAACTTTAACCTATGTGTATACGTACCTTCTTTCTGAATGACCGTGTAGAAATCACCATCTATACTTTCTACCATATATCGCTCAGTAAGACCTACTGTTTTGACAGTAACCCAATCTCCGACTTTTGCTTTTTTCTCTGATTCTCGGCTTTCAAGCCACTTTTGTTCTTCACTCATTATTAACCCTTATAAAAAATAAATATTGGTTCATACTTTGATACGCTACCATCAACTTTTACTGAATTCTTCACGTTAGATTGATCAACTCCTATCATTGATGACATCAACATCTTTAACTTACCTTTATATTCACCACCAAGTGATTTTACTATCTCAATACTATCTTCTTCTAACGGGTGGTATCTATCTTTTCCTATCTTTATTGAAGCTATATTCCATAGTAAATACCTATCTGATTTTAGACTCTCGTAAGCATTTGTTAATGTTGGTTTTAAGAAGTTATCTCTCCAATCATGATACATCGGATAAGCCTTAAATGATTGTTCTTCATCTTCACTATATTGTTCCCTATCAAAATAAGGTGGTGAAGTAAATACCATATCTAACTTACCTTTATATTGTTGAAAGTCTGGATGTTCACCAATATGTTCTGAACCTTCTTGGAAAACATGATAAGTATTTCTCTTTTCTTCCCAAAATGGATTAGTCTCTAAGGCTTCATTGTTAAAGAAGTCAGCCACATACTCGTATCTTGACTTACCTAACTCATCTATGTAGTTATCTGTATTCGGGTCCGTGCCGATGTAATGAATGTCCTTCTTGGATGACATAGCACCTAATATTCTACCACCCCAACCGGAAGATGGATCGTAAATGTTTAATGGAGTGTCTTGTTTAATATGGTCTGTATATTTCTCATACAATAACCTAGCCGTAAGTGGTGGGAAATTAACTGCTGGTTGTGAGTTCAAACTCAATCTGAATATCTGAAAAGCCGATGGGTATAATTTCTTTTCAATATGATAATATCTAATCATGAATACATTTGTTTTGACATTACCACCTTTAGTCATAACAGTATCAGTTAAATCATCAAGACTTATTTTCTTCTTCAGCGTTGGACACCATATATTAGTTAGCATCTCATCACTAATCAAACCATTTTTATGAGCCAATCTAATATCTTCAGCTTTAATAGTTACATATTGTTTAAGGTATTTCTCTTGATGTGATTTTGATATCCAGATTCTAAACTTACTGAACTTTAACTTATTGTCGTTATAATATTTTAACCAATCTGTTGCACTCTCCCCGTCCCAATATATCTTTTTCCCTTGTTCGTTTTCTTTCCTATCCAACGAAAGAGATTTACTGAAGCTATACATTGAATCTCTACGAACACCTCTTCGCATAGCTTTATAGAATAAATCCTTATTGACATCCTCTTTGATTCTATCATAGATTGAATTAAGACCAACATCCCCAACATCACCAATGCGAGTTTTCAACATAGTTGGGAAGAATTGATTGACGCCATTAGCAAACTTGTTAAAGTTCTTAATCACATTAGCATTGCCATCATCGTCTTTTTCAATGAAACCATGAATGTCATACTCACGTAGTTTTCTGAAACCATTCGTTATATCAGCAATAGATTGCCCAACCATAGGTGGGATACCACGTTCATCCCACTCTTCAATTATATATTGCCTTACTTCTTCAATCCAATCGTCTAGCTCTTTATCGGATTTACAGAATAACTCATGGTAAGTTATATTAATTTTGGATTCAAGAATACTACTTCTCTCGTAGTAATATTTACTCACCCACAACCTCTTTTATTTTACCAAGATGACCACCAACATACTGTACATATAGTTCAGCATCTGCTAAATTCTTAGCAAGAAACGAGTAACCTTCATCGGTTGTCCATTTCTTGTAGTGGTCGAATTGACCAACTTTTGTTTTACTCATATAACCTCTATTTTATGATTGATATAATATACGAATACTTTTTGATAAAGTCAAGTTATTTTTGAAAGTATTTTACTTTAACAATGTTATTGTCGTGGTTCTTCTATTATTCACTACCGTGTAAACACCACTTGACAATCCGCTAGTATCCCAAGTACATAATCTCCCTCAGTATAAGTTTGGCCGTTCAGTTGAGTACCACATAATGCTACTGCGATTATTATCCAAACCACAACAGACCACCATTTTGGTAAGTACTGTTTCATGTTATAAACCCGCCTCTTCAACATATTCAAGCAAGTTGTCTGCGTATCCTGTAATACTGTGATCTGATAGACCATCAAAATAATCCTTACTCTTGAAACTATCTAATCTACCTTTCAATCTATCCAAAGTCCGTTTCCATACATTCGTACCTAGTTCAACTACACCATCGGAATTGATATATCTTAATTCCCCGTGGTGTCTATATCCCCAATGGTAGAAAGGCATCTTAGTTACGTCATCAGAATTATTAACAAACCGATAGTGTGGTATATCTAAACTATCTCTAAATTTATCATTACCTACTCTTGGTGAACCATACGTGTATAGTCCATCAATTTTAAAACTTGAATTATAAAATCTAGCGGCAACTATAGTAGCCATAGATGCTCCAAGTGAATGGCCAGTAATAACTAACTTCCTACCTTTAAGTTGTTTTATAACATAGTCTCGTATATGTACCCAAAGCTTATCAACTTCTTTCTCAAACCCCTTATGTACTTTACCATAAAAATACTTCGCATTAACAGAATCAACATTTAAATCAGCCTTAATATCAGACCACGACTTAACTTCCGTACCCCTGAATGCTAATACGAGCCATTCTTTATTATATGCAGCATGAGCTTGTGCCCCATTCTTATCAAAGTACTTATGTCCATTAAACCCTAACCCCTTAAACAAAGGTTTAGCTTCCTTACCGTTTAAATAGGCCGTCTCTGAACACTTTGCCATCATCCACCCAAAAGATTCTTTATTCATTTTACTTCTCCCAATGTAGTTTACTCCAAATTTCAGTTGTCTTTGGATAAATATTAATCATTAACCGCTTCATCACTTTAGCGTATTGCTGTATTTCCCATTGTGATGTTGTTTCATCTCGTAACTCTATGAAATTTACAATTGCTTGAAATGATGCTGTCCAATATACTTCTGTGTATTGACTTAATGGTAAAACTATTCTTGCCTGTTCCTTAGCCACTCCAGCATCAATCATCTTATCATAAGTATGTTCTACACTTTTCATATAATCACTATAACACAAATCCATTCTTTTCTGTTGTAATGGATTTAGTGCACCTTCACTTGCCTGTTTATTATCTTCTGATTGTTTTCTCCATATTTCAGGATAGTAATAATCTTCTACTGGCACATACCTACCTGATATTTCATTCCAAGCGTGGTCTTTAGTTGAACTATTGGATGTCGTTTCAATCCCAACTACGTGTTTATACATTTGACGCATTACAAACTCTGGTGCCTTTATATGGAACTGAACCTGTAGATGTCTGAATGGACTAAAGTGTTTATGTTTAGCCAAATAACGAACTAACCTTTCATCCGACTTATCATATACTTCTTTTCGTTTACCGAATGATACTCTTGCGGCATTAACAACCGTTAAATCATTTCCTAATGAATCTACGACTTCTATAAAACCTTTATCTAAAACTTGTTTTTTCAATCTTCTTTCTCCACATCCTCTTATTATTAATTATTCGTTTTCCAACAACTTCATTATTTCATTCATCCAACCATCTTGTGTCTTGGATTTTAAATCCATAGCCCACCAACCCATTCCATTGCCGGGTGGATGTACTTCTTCACCAACTTCTTCAAACATAAATGGTCTACCATTTACAAATGAAGTATAAATTTTACTTGATTTACCTGGGTGACCACCGGCAAAATATTCTTTACCATTCATACCTAACCAATTATTTTTACAACTATTAGTTCCAAGTAAATATGCTTTAGCCTCTTTATTAACTGAACCTTTAGGCACTATTAATACTGAATCTTGTTCGAATATCTTTCCGAGTTTCTTTAAATCATTTAATAAATTACCGTTATCATCTTTATCCACAATGAAGAATGAAAGTTCCTTTGAAGACTTACCGCCTTCTGGATACTTACCAATAAGTTTAGTTACACCATACCCCATACTTAATAAGTTACCAAGTAATTTCTGATTGCGAGCCTTATTAATCTTGTTTGTATATTTTTCACCTTCACCACAATCTGCGGCATTTCTAAAAGCCGTCATGGCTCCACAATCATGCTTCTCGTTATGTGACCATATTCTGGATAAACTTGATTCATTTATTACATTTTCCACTACTTGTTCTCCCAGCATATCAAGACTATAACTATGTCCAATTATTTTATTTTTAGAAGTAGAGATAAAGTTTATTCTGAATTGAACTTTCTTTCCGTTGGTTTCATACTTTACCCAATTAATAAGAGCCTTCTTTTCTCGTGTTCCCCACTTCCAAGTTTCGGCAACCCAAGCACCTTCTCGTGGTCTGAACCTTGTTCGTATCCAACCCCTCTTTACAATGTCGGTCATAATCTCTATACGAGCTTTACCTTCTTGATTTGGAAACTTCTCATCATACTTGTCATAAAGTTTCTTCATCTTATCTACTGAAGTTTTGAATAGACTTGGTTTCTCACTCACAAAAATAATATGAGTATCTTTAACATCATAGACTTTACCACTTGGATTTACCCAATGGGCTTTAGTACTTCCACCACGAGTGGCATCTTTGAAATCACTCCAACCTTCTTCGATATCTGCTATGTTTTTGAATTTACTTTCCATTTGCTTCTTCTTCTGCGGGTTTATCAACTAAATCTTCTTTCTTAGCAGCTTTCTCTTTTGCTATCTCAGCTTTAAAGTCTTTCTTCTTACCACCTGTATATTCGTAAGCATGACCTTCTTCAATTAAGATGTCGTTAATACTAACTAATCCATCTGAACTTCTATCTATAGCTTCTGATATTTCATGACCTACTACATCTGCAGATACAAAGATTTCTCCTAATACTCTACCGAATTTACCTGTACCGTGAGATACAATCTTAAATACACCAGCCTCTAATAATTCTTTGTTCCGAGCTTTAGCCAATAGACCTTTTGCCTTTTCATCTAAATCTCTTGTTCTACTTTCCCAAGTATCGATACCCATGTATCTAATTCTTTTTTTGATTTTCAAATCGAAACCCAAATCGATATAACAATCTATTGTATCTCCATCTAAAACTTTTACGAGTGTGCCATTATATTCAAATGACGCTGGTTTTTTAGCCATTAGTTATCTCCAAAGACTTTTATCGTCCTTTAATTTACTTATATATTTCAATAAACGACCACACGTTTTACAAGAAACTGGAGTTATCGATTCCGTATTGGAATAATCTCTCAAATTTCTTTCAATGTAATCTTGAATTGATTCCCAATCTTCTTTTCTATTGACATTTAAAACCTTATGATCAACAGATTGATTACAACAAGGTGTTAATTCTGCTTCATTTTTCTTTTTAGGTCTGTCTTTGTACTTAAAGTAATCCCTATCTAATGGCGTGTTGAAGACAGATTTAGATTTTGTCATTCGTAGCCCTTTCCTTTAATTTGTTAGCTTTCTTTAATGCTGCTTTTTTCTTCTTATGTATATCTATAAGTATCTGGTCTGATGTTCTCCGTTTGGTTTTCTTCTTAGGTTTAACCTTAGTGGATTTAAGAGTACCAAATAACTTTGGTTGTTCCTTACCTTTATGAAACACATTACCATCTTTATCTACGAACTCTTTCATAAAGTGCCATCCAGCTGGCCGACCCGTTGGTTTATTTTTGGTTTTTTCTTCGTGTAATTCAGGAAACATTGACATTATGTTCCTATTGACTTCATTTGAGCATTTTACCTCAATCGCTTCATCTCCGACTGAAATATATTTTCCACATTGGCACATCATATACCGGACTCCCTTTTCTTTGTATGTTGGTTGTATTTGTTTCTTATTCATGACTGTAATATAGTTAATAATAACTATACAAGTCAAGCACTAAATGTCATTAAATTTTACGTCTATTATTTTCATACAGATAAAGAATTCATTTTGATTTTTCAGAATTGTGTCAGCCAATCTCCAATGTGATTTCAACTCTTCAGTTGAATATTGGGAATCAGCCGACACTTTTCCAAGAACTATATAACTCTCATCATTTACATTGATGATTTTATTATTCATGAATTATTATCCGATATTTACTTTTGTAACTTTTGGTAATTCAGGTTCTTTTTTAGGAATTGATATTGATAACATACCATCTTTAAATGTAGCACTAACATTATCTCCATCTAAATGATCACCTAAGTTAAAAGACCTTTTAAATGATGAATGTTTTAACTCTCTGGTTATACATTTAGCACCTTCATCTTCAACTCCGTGTTTATCACCTGAGATAGTTAGTACATCTTCTTCAACTTCTACTGAAACGTTCTTCTTATCCAATCCTGGAATCTCTGCTATGATACCTATTCTATCATCGTACTCATAAACATTTACTTTGGGATAAGAACCTTTGTTGAAAGACACACCAACTTCTTCTTGAAAAGCAGGAAACTGCTTACTCATCATTTGGTCAAATATTTTATCAAAAGGTGTTAAAAATTCATCTCGATTGAAATGCTGTGGGTTTACTATTAATCTATTCATTGTATTCTCCTATGTTAACTTTCGTCTAACACGATTTACCATCCCATTTATTTGGTGATGGTATTCACTATATAGATACAATTACCATACCACGATTTAAAGTATGTCATTATGTCTTATCGTTTTCTTTTAAAAGTGGCGGAAAATCATTTCGAATCCATTTGATATTTTGATAACCCCTTTCTATTACTATTTTATGCACTTCTTTTTTATTTTCTCTGTATAACCAAAACGTAAGTTCACCTACTTCAGGATACTTTGGATGTGTGGCTTTGATTTGATACCATCCTCTAGTGTCAACTTCTGTCATGATTTTTCCAAGTCCATCCAATCACCGAACTCTTCGTATTCTTTAATGGTTTCACTATTAAATTTACGCCGTTTATGTTCTTGTTCGGTCATTACTCTCCATAATGTATTAAATTCTTTTTCACCTATTTGTTTTAAATTCACAAAATATCCGTGTGCTTCTTCTTGAGTATATCTGTTATTTAAATCAACGGCATGAACAATATTATCATTATTATCCACTAACATATATTTCATTATTATTCCTCATTAACTATTTTTATCCTTACTGAATTAATAAAATGGTGGCCGTGTTCATCTGTATATCCACCATAAATAGTTATCGTGTCACCGATAAAATCTTCCCAAACGGCAAATACTATCTTAGCATTACCATCTTCATCACTCATACTTGCTGGATTGACTAAACTAATCCATTCCCCTTGAATTTGATATTGATAGTCGGAATCCCATTGAATATGTTGTGACCAACCGCACTCCGTACTTGCATCTAAAATTGAATATGTTTGAGCTAAATCAGCATTATATTCTAATTCATAAATTCCATTATTTTCAGGTAATGTAGATGTTATTTCTAACCCACAATCACAATCTTCCGATTCTGACATTATTGGGTTGAAATCTGAACACCCTATGGTCAATAAACCAACTATTATCAATAACCTATTCATTACTATTCCTTTTCTTTTATTTCACCAGGGTCAACGTCTTTCATCATCATGATTTTGGTTTTGGTTTCTTCCAACCACCCAATCCATTCATTTAATAAACCAATGATTTTCATTTTATCTACGTCATGATGTTCATTGTCTAAGATTTTATCTACCCATGTCTTTATCATATTTAGATAACCAGATAGCCAAGTTGCTATCTCTGTTCTTTCATTTGACCATATTGAATTTCTGCTCATTTGTTTTCTCTCTTAATAATACGAATAAATTTACTTAAAGTCAAGTAAAATATTTTATTTTTTGTAAATAAAAATAAACTCTAACTGGTAGGATGTGGAACTATTCCAATCGGTTGTGATTGGTGTGTGAGTCTGTGACTCTGAATTTGTGATGATATAATCCATAAAATATTCCTTGTTATAATAAATATTTAACTAATAACCAAAAGTTATAAAGACACTTCTATGCCAATTTTACCTTTATAAAACGCTTTACCTTGTAATTTGGATACCTCACCTAAATTATATAACCTAACCTTATCTGTGAGTTTCCAAGATATTTTAAATTTATCTTCATATTCAAATGTGGTATTCTCTCCAGTATCGTCTGGTGGCATATATCCATCAAACGAAACTTCCACATCTACCTTTTTCCAATAGGTTTTCTTTTTACTCATACCAAAACTAAAGAATGTTTCAAAGTTCTGACTAAATACATCTTCATCATCGTTACGGCTTGTGAATCCATACGAAAAATCTTTCCACGTATTTCTCCAGTCCATTTTAAAGTATCGCACATCGTGACTTTCTTTATTCATATACTCTGGTTTAAAATAGATTTTACCACCTTCTAACTTGGCCCAAAACAAATCATCTATGTAGAACTCACCAAGTTCTCTTTCCCATTGTCGATTGATATGAAAATTCTTGTGAGTTAATCCAATACTAATTTCATAGTCATCTGGATTAGGTTGAACATTTGGCGTTCTTATAGCATATGAACTGAATAACATAACTCCTGCTAATAAACTATCCAATATCATTTATTTTCTCCTAGCGTTTTTTCTTTTTGTTGTTTTACGTTTAACTTTTGATATTCTACGCTCATCTCCAGAACGATTGTCATGACCTATCCAACCCATAAGAGTCTTGATTGCTTTCGTGAAGTTACTCATTTTACTTTCCTCGTGTTGTTGCTTGTTTTACTGCCACTAACTTGTGGCTTAAATATTTTTTCCCACCTTTTTGCCCATTCGATAGGTGATATTGCTTGTCTTGACTTATCACCCTTTCCGGCATCTGAATGTTTTGGTTTTTCTTTCTTCATTTCTAATCACCATTTAATTGGTGATTCATAATAAGTGTGGTTTTGCTTCGATTGTTCCGGCTTGGGTGACTCTGACGAATTCGCATTTTGATTGAAAATCCAATATATCATTCGCGCCAACATATGAGCAAGATGACTTAATACCATCACGAATATCAGATATAATCCGCTTAACCTTACCCTTGTATGGAATGATTTTAGAGTTTCCTTCCACGTTGTTAGATTCTCCTCTGTCAGACTTACTATCAAGGGAAGCACTTCCTCTATATTTCTTGTATAGCTTTTCATTCGGCCATTCTCCTACTTTGTGGGTATTTCCTGGTGTTTCCTTCGTCCCAGCGAGAAGAGAGCCGAGCATAACTGAGTCAGCTCCTGCCCCAAGTCCTTTAGCCACATCACCCACATTCCGAATACCGCCATCAGCGATGCAAGGAACACCAAAAGTGTCAGCAACGGAACACACATCAAGCAAAGTACTAACTTGAGGTAGCCCGACACCAGTCCTGATTCTTGTTTCACATAATGAACCATTTCCGATTCCCACTCGGAGACCATCGACTCCCCAGTCACATAGGTCTTTTGTTGCTTCTTTGGTGGCAATTGAACCCCCGATGATTTCAACATTTCGTCCAAATTCATTTTTTAACTCCTCTATTGCGTTCTTCATCAATACATGATGACCGTGTGCTATATCTATAAGTAATACATTACATCCGTTTTTTACTAATTCTTGTGCTCGTTCTTTGTAATCACCCGTAACACCAACTGCTGCACATAATGGTCTTTTTACCCACTCATCGTCCAGTTCTTTACTTTGGTCTATAAACCAAAATCTTTCATGTAAATCTTCCCAATCTGATTTAGTCGGTGCACTATTCCATCCACTAACCATACCCAGCCATTCATCATATTCTTTTTCATGAGTTCTTTCATAATCACTTTTACCATCTAAATTTCTAAAAAATGATTTCCATTCTATGAATAATTTGTTCATCATTTTAGATTGTTTTTCAATACTCATAAATCTATGTATAACTCCAACACCACCCCAATCCATCATTTCCATTGCCATATCTAATTCAGTTACCGTATCCATTGGAGAAGCAACTATTGGTATAGTCAATTCTGTATTCCGTGTAAATCGCGTATTGAGTTTGACATCTTCACGGGAATTTAATTCTGAATATTTCGGAATGATATTTACATCATCGTATGTCAAGTGAGTTTTTATTACCATGCCCATCCCATTATTATAAAGTGAAAAAACAAATACCCAACCGTAATCAATAAAACCATTTTCCAATATTCACTTCTCACATCAGAGTCAGTTACTCTTTTTTTCGTATACAAATCTTCTTTAGTTACTCTTTGATTGCCGTACCAATTCCTAGCCATACATCATCCACATTACTAATTTATAAATCCCATACCAACTAAAAAAAGTAATTAGTGGTATACCCACTAACAACACAAATACATTAAACCAATCAATTTTTGTTTTCATTATTTTACTTCTCCATCATATACTACCCATTCACCACTATCTATAAATGGTTTAGCTTTTTTATATTTAATTTCTTTGTAGGTATCACCATCTGTGATACCAACGATTTCATTTCTACTATATGATTTTTTACTTACTATCGGTTTTGGTTTATTCTCTCTATCATGAATAGTCATTCCCTTTAAATGGTCAATCTCATGTTGAACACAAACTGCTTCAAGTAGCCTATCAGTTTGGTCGTGTTTTGCAGCAGTTTCCCAAGTACCTTTCATATCTTTAGATGATTCCACTCCACTAAAATACATACCACTTTCTAAATGCTCTGATTTAACAATGATATTTTTATAACGTTTAGTGTGGATTCCCTTTTCGGGATAACTTAAACATCCTTCATAATAATCTATCTCATCCCATTGATCTACAATAACAGGATTGATTAAGATAATCGGTTCACGAACATTGAGAACGGCCACTTGTGCATCAATTCCCACTTGATTAGCTGCCAACCCAATGCCGTCTTTTCTTTCGTTAAGTATCTGAAATAATTCTGTCGCAATCTCAAGTCCTTCTTCAATCGATACCTCTCTGAGCCATTTATTAATTACTGGATTGTTTTCTTTCTTACAATTTATAACCTTTTTCATACGATTAATATACGAAGAAAAAGGTTAAGAGTCAAGCAATTTCTTTTAAAATATGGGGTGGAACAACAAATAGTTGTCCCATGTTATTTTGAACACGGACATAACCATCAAGTCGCTCCTCTATTGTGACCTTTTCACCAGCGTGTAGTGTGCCATTTTCATTGTGAAAATCTTTGATTAATATTACTTTTTGTTTTTTCATTTGTAAAAGAACCCCGCTGAAGGCATTAATCCATTGTACGATAAGTAACAATTTGGACATAATAACCGTATGTTATCTAATTTAGTATTTTCACTTTCGCCATCTATAAAATCAAGCAGAAGTGCTACACTATCCCTATTTATGACTATCTCGTTATACCCACAAGAACTACAGGCTTCTTCTACCCAACCGTCATTTATAAGTCGTTTCTTTAAATACTTTCTTGTTAATTTATTCTTTCTATCTTTGGCTAAAAGTTCATCTAAAGGCTGTCGATATTTACCATAACCCTTCTTAATACCCACACCCCTTTGATTCATATGACCTTCAAATAACCCATATATCTTAGCATACTTTCGATATGTTAAGTAATTAATACTCAACCAACGAGATGCCTCGGCATTGGATTTAGTAACTGCCTGAGAATCTTCAATCATCTTTTTAGTGATGACCTTTCTACGGCCCCGTATTTTTATGGGTTTTTCGAAGTTACGACTTGACATATACCTTTAACTTCAAATCAAACTGCTTGGTTTGATTTTCAAGTATGTCGTGACATTTGAGCTCATCTACTTTTCGATAGGACTTTTCTGAATTGATTGGTTTCAATCTAAAGACTTCACCCCTAACGATGTCACCATATATTTGTTCTTCAAAATCACTACCAACGCCAGGTGGGGCATATCTATCTTGTGCGTGGTCATTTGCCATTATTCTTCACCTACCAATTCTGATTCATCTTGGATGAATTTTAATTTTTCTGAAATATAACTAAAATTTTCAGTTATCTTTTCAGATGGATTTGATGGTTTATAAGTAGTCTTAGCTGCCGTAACTCTATCATACATTACCACGTCAAGTTTATTATAAGCATCATCGATTGCTGAACGAATTTTTCGTAATTCAGCCAGTACATCACTTGTTATTTTCATTTTGTTCTCCGAACTCTAGTATTAGTTGTTTAGTATCCTTTTCTTTCAATTCATCGGGTATGCCATCAAACTCATCAACATATCTTGCTAAAAAATCTGAAATATCCGATTTTAATTTCAACAATTCGTCAAATGCAAGTTTTCTTAAAAAAAACTTGTCTTCTTTGTCCACAACTGTTGTCATTAAATTATTAATATATAAACCTAGTTTGTCCATCATATAACTCCTATTACACTTATAAATATCAATTAGTCTTACAAACAATCAAATCTTTTTCGTATGTTTGTAATGATTTGATATTTAATTTAAAAATACCTAATTCCATTTCCCCCACATCCCCACTTTCTTGAAGTATCTCAGATAGGTTTGCAATGATTTGAAAATTATCTTGATTGAGCTCGTTGCAATCAAATTTCACTATTACATCGTTCTTTGTTTTTATGCGGTCAGAATGTATTTTCTTACTCAAATCAAACTGGGTATCTTTTTGCTCTTCTTTAATATACTTGTTCACTCCATATCCCTTATGACCTAACCAATCACCATAAATATCACTACACCACGGCTCTAACTCTTTTAACATATCAGTACTGCAATTCTCTACTACGAATCCTATATTGAATTTGGGTGGTATGATAGGATGCATCAGTTCATCATGTTTAACCATATGTCCCCATTTACGGATGAAATTACGGGTGCTACGGAGGTTTTGTGCTAACCACTCACTACTCTCCCTACCTTTCATAAAGACTTGTCCCGCTGGATTTCGAAGAGCACCATCCTTAAATCTACTGCCTCTACAAGTCATATGATAGACTAATCCTTTCCAAGTCTGAATCAAATCATATCCAGCCAATACAAACCTGTTGAATATATCCGAATCTTCCTTTGATTGTGGAGCATATAAAGGATCATGTCCACCGATGGCTAAGAAGTCATCCTTATACATAGCCCACGGAGCAAATATACCCTCAGTTGTTTCATCTTCTCTTGTTCCAACGAAGTCTGATATAAAATTCAATAATCCGTGTTCATCAAACTCTTCTGGTTCAATCCCAAAATCTTTTAATATCTTCTCAGGTCCATCCGGATGTAGTGGTGGTTCAATGCGGGTTGCACTAACTACTTTACCTCGTTCTAAATGTTTAAGTATCTCTGTATCTAAATTAGGGCAGGCGTACATATCAGCGTGATAAATCATTATGATATCACTTGTAGCTAACTCCACTAACCTATCATACAGTATAGTGTGCCCTAACCTATCTGGTCCACTATTTCTTATTATCCGTACATTTTTATCTTTTTCAGCAATCTCTTGCATCCATTCCCAAGTTCCGTCATCAGAGAAATCGTCAGCCCAACATATCTCGTGCCTGTAACCTAAGTTCTTTCTGATGCTATTGTAAGACCACTTTAAATAACGTAGGTTGTTCCTACTGGGTTGGATGAAACTTATAACTTTATCCATTATCTTCCCTAACTTTATTATTAGAACTCAGAACACCTTTCAGTAAATCTGATTGTGTCCCTCCCTTTTCTGCTATCTTACTTAACGCTAACGTATCTTTAGGTAAACACTTACCACCAAATCCCCTTTTCTCTTTAAATACAGCTGTATGCATTGGATGTATTCTTGGGTCGGCCAGCCACAGTTCTCTAACTTCATTCCAATCAACACCAGACGCTTTACATATATCATATAACTCATTACAAAAAGCTATTTTTGTAGCATAAAAAGCGTTCTCCATATATTTTGCCATTTCCGCAGACGTACTATCTGTTGTAATATATCTTTTACAGGGTCCTGTAACTGGTAAAAATAAATCAATAACTTTACTACAAGTTTCTTTATTACCGCCAAAAGTATAAAACGGTGTTTCTTTCATATTTTGATGAAATTTATATGGAGTCCAATATGTAGATTCACCTATATACTCCGGTGAAAAAACTAAATCTTTATTAAACTTTTTGCTTAATCTTTTAGTAGTTCCAACCTCAACCGTAGATTTTATAATAATCAATTCTGTATCAACCCATCTAACAGATTCTTCTACTATAGAAATATCACAACTACCATCTTCACTTTTCGGTGTTGGTACACAAACAAATGTAACATCGCATTCATTAACTTCAGCTTTAGTTGTTTTATATCCTGCTGGTGGATCGTAGATAACTAATTCGTAATGGTTTTCAAAGAACTTTTTCATAGCCTTTCCAACATAACCATAACCTATTATTGCAATTTTACTCATTTATTAAATCCTCAAATATTAAACTTAAATATTCAGTACACCTTTCTTCTATATATAATGAACTCTCATAATTCTCTCTACACATTATACTACACTCTTCATAAAATTGACCATCCTTTAACCTACGAGCCAATTTCATAGCCGTTTCCATATCCCCATCATCTACTGATAACAACGGATGTAACTCTTCTTGTGTATCCAATCCCTTATACCCAATACAAGGTATGCCGTGAAAAGCACAATTTAATGTAAATGTACCAGCCGCATGTGTTGGCATCAGATGAACCCCATACTTAAATTTACCTAAGTTATTTATCCACTCAACCCAAGTCATATAAGGAAAGTGATTTATATCCATCTCATCTTCTCTGTCAATCTTTCTACCCATTGATGGGGCTGATATTGGTACTCCAAACTCTTGAGCTACTATATAAGAATCAAATCCACCATACCATCTAACCATATTACCACCGATTATAACTGAGTCATTTTTTCCTCTATTCGATTCAATACCCAACCTTTCAGCTAACATTAGTGTTGGCATCTTATGAACAGGTTTATTCGTCAAACCTTTATAGTATTTCACATCCTTATTATTATGAGCAAATAACATATCAAACTCTGTAAGAGCATTATACCACCAAATCTGTTGTTCCATAGTATAGTCTTGAAATAACCAATGTGGTCCTTCTTGCATTGAAATAGTTTTCTTACATAACTTCTTTAAGTCGCCCATCATATCAAACTTCATTAGTTCTTCTGTATTTGTTTTGGGTAGAGTTACAATACCAAAATCAAAGTGATTCTCACCAAAGTGCTGTAGTACTTGTGGTATCTGAAAGATAGGGTAATGTTCAGCTCCTACTGTATACATCGTAGATACATCATTCCTCATATTAGGATTATCTAATCCAACCTTGCCTTGCCAACCACCTTCGGTGAACCAGACTATCTTATAATCTTTTAACCCCACACCAATTCCTTTATTTCTTCTTCTGTCATCATCTCAGCCGACTTTGAATTGTATGGTTCTGTTAATCTATCAGCGCCTTCATTCTCTTCCATACGAATATGAATATCATCACCATGTATATAGGTTCTATTTATTTCCCTTTCACTAATCAAATCTTCATTAGTCTTTTCGCCTGGTCTTTTTCCTACTATATCAATAGGTACTTCTTCATTAGCTATAAACATAGCTAAATCTAACATATTAATACATTTCATCTTATATGAGTTAACAAACCCACCACCATGATCCCGTGTCCATTTGATAGTTCTGTTGATTAAGTGTGCCGCATCTTCTTGTGTGAATATCAATCTGTTCATATCAGGATCCGTAAGCTTTAGTGGTTTACCCTCTGATTTTAACTTTAACCAAAATGGTAATACTGAACCATTACTGTGAGCTACGTTAGCAAATCTAGTTAATGCAAATCTATTAGCATTGTCATTATTACTATTCATAAACACTCGTTCCATCAGATACTTTGAAGCCCCATAAACACTCTCAGCCAAACAAGCTTTATCTGTACTGATACCAACTGTGATTGGAACGTCATTTATTATACTAGCCTCAACCACATTCAAACTACCCATCACATTTATGTTACAGCCAGCAATAGGATTAGTCTCCATCAAATCAATATGTTTCATAGCAGCTGCATGAACTACTACATCGGGTTTAACGTCCTTAAATACTCGTAACAATAGTCCTTTGTCCTCTATATTACCCACATAAGACTTTACCTCTGGATGTTCTCGTTTTAGTTCAGCTATCTTCTCTTCGTTTCTACTGACATTGATGTACTCATTGTCATTTAATTTGATAAGAGCTTTACCAACTGTTCCTGTACCACCTGTTATTAATATTTTCATTAATACTCCTTATTTATCAATATATTTAATTTTCCAAAAAACTCTTTATCTTTCTGAATCATAAATTTATTTAGTTCTTTTGATTTAACTTTGTATTCTTCGTGGTTATTATTTATAGCAATTACCATATCATTTAACTCATCAGCTGATGAAACGAAATTCAAATATTTTTCTGCACCATACCAATCAATCGTGTCATAATTATAAGTTATGATAGGGCATTCACAAACCGACATTTCCGTATATCGATTATTTATCATACCATGTTCTCGTTGTCCTTTTGCTATAATTCCAATAGCACATTTTGCAGATGAATATAATCTCCCAATATCCAATGGTGGTAATAATCCTCGCCAATGGGTAAATTCCCCCCACCCATTACCATACACATCAAATTCAAATGGTTGTTCCTTAAAGAATATTTCTCGTTCCAAATTATATTGAGAATCTGTTAATCGATTAAATCCCATTCCTAAAAATACACAGTTATGATCATATTTTTCATCAAATTGTTTTTCTTCTTCTTTGATAGCAGAATGATAATATTGATAATGTTCCGAAACTATTCCATTTTTTTTAAATTTTTCAAACATGATTTTCGAACCTGTGAATATTTTATCATACCATTTTCCTTTATAATCAAGAATTGCATCATAATCTATCAACACTCCACCAGAGGCGTGTAGTAGTATTCGTTGACATTTTAGTTGTTCTATTATCTTAAATGTTTCTTTATCTAACATCTCATAATACACTAAATCAAAATCCATATCAAGAATTTGCTGTACATATTCTCGTGTAGCAAGATTACCATTTAATTGTTCTAATGCATATACATCATGCCCTTCGGATTGGAGTTTATCTGCAACTGCTACATTTAGTTTATAGTTACCCATTGGCCAGGGTTGATGAAATACTAATATTCTCATATTGCCAGTACCATTTCCATGTTATATGGTTTATATATACCTATGTCATAATTTGGATTTATATCTAATAGCAAGCTCTTTACCTTGTCTAATGTAATTTCACTATAATCACATACCATATTACCATTAGAATCATACTGTTTTTGTCCAAACAAATGGGCATCATCTATTCCTATAATATGATTTTTAACATGATGTTTAGCTATTGTACTTAATTCTTTTATCAATGGAACGTCATCATCACCTCTGCTATACTTTGATGCCCCAGCATGCGCATCTAACCAAAAACAAACAGGTTCATCTAATTCCGATAACAGACTCTTTAACATCTCTGGGGAGTCTCCACATATTAACTTTAACTTATTATCAAAGTAGTATTCACTACCACTAAAGGATTCATCCTTTTTATTCGTATGAAAATCAAACTCTGATAAATCACCGGTGTGTTCCATAAACAACTTATATCTTTTAGATGCTACCTTGCATATTTCTTCACCAAGTTCTATTGTATATAACTTATCAAAAGGATTGAAGTTACCATTTGTCTCTAACATTCTATGTGGAACTCCTCCCATAAAAGTACCCGTTTCAACAAATACTTTAGGTAAAGTTACATCATGTTCCTGACAAATTGATTGGTATATTTCTGGTAATATATATCCCATTATGATAATAATTTTATATCGTTTGCAACCATTTTTGAAACCATTTGGTCAAATGATGTTCTCGGTGTCCATCCTAATTTTTCTCTTGCTTTACTAGAATCACCACATAAGACATCCACTTCAGCAGGTCTCATATATCTCAAATCATGTTTAACATACTTACTCCAATCTTGAATGTCAATACAACTAAAAGCAACATCTAAAAATTCCCTTATACTATAAGCTTTGCCGGTAGCAATAACATAATCATCAGGACTATCTTGTTGCATCATCAACCACATACATTCTACATAATCAGGAGCGTAACCCCAATCTCTTTTTGAATCTAAATTACCTAGTGTTATGTAATCCGATAAACCAAGTTTTATTTTAGCAACACCATCAGTAATCTTACGAGTTACAAATTCAATACCTCTACGTTCAGATTCATGATTAAAAAGAATACCACTAACATTAAACATATCATATGATTCTCTGTAGTTCTTTGTTATCCAATGACCATAAAGTTTAGCAACACCATAAGGTGAGCGTGGATAGAAAGGTGTTGATTCTTTTGCTGGATTCTCTACCATTCTACCAAACATTTCAGATGTTGATGCTTGATAAAATTTAATCTCTTTACCATACTCTCTGATAGCTTCCAACATTCTTAGGGCACCAAGACCTGTTACATCACCTGTTTGTTCAGGTGTATTCCAACTTTCTCCAACAAATGATTGAGCAGCCAAATGATATATTTCATCAGGATCACATTCTTTTATACATCTACTTATTGAATTTTGGTCTGATAAATCACCATTAATAAAAGTTATTTTACCCTCTAAATGTTTTGTATTTAATCTGTTTGGATATGAGGTTCTTCTTTCCATACCATACACTTCGTATCCCTTTTCTAATAAGAAATCAGCAAGATGACTACCATCCATTCCGTTAATACCTGTTATTAATGCTCTTTTCATTTATTCACTCTCCATTATTTTTGTAAAATCTTTATATGTATTAAATCTATTTTGAGACTTACCAAATACAGATAAGTTTTGATTAGCAAGTTGTTTTAAATTGGTATACCAATCACCCCTCTGATTAGGACCTTTTTCTTGAGTACAAACCCTATCACCTTCCATCTGTAAACAATACTTTCTTTTTATTGGATGATTTCTATTATGTACTTTTAAAATGTTCTTCACTACAAACTGTACATAAGCATCACCCATTATCTGAGAACAACTCCACATCACACTAGTATCATCAACCGCATGCCCTAATATACATCTAGGTACATTTACACCATTCTTTATCAAATCTGAACTTAATACAAGAATAGAACCATCAAATTGTGGTTGTCTCAATATTCTTAAATCTAATTCTTCAGCTCTACTATTTATATCATTCATCTCGTCAACTGACATTGTATATCTAATACTATGTGGTTCTGTAAATGCCTTTTCATTTCTTGAACCGTCTGGTAACTCAGTTTCATAATATTGTTTATCTGTAAAATCATTATGTTCTAATGATTTCCAAGAATCATCCCACATTTTTCTTAGAGCAAAAGTTACTACATATCTGTGTATATTATTCTCATTACCATAACCTTTAACTACTTCTAATGTACTAAAAGCCTCTTTAGGTAATAAAGCGTCTGACTCTCCCCATATTACATAATCGTTATCGACACAACCAAAGTAATTTAAATCTCGTCTATAATCAACCATTGTTATTGGTTTATCATTATCTTCATATATTTTATATGTAACATTACATCCAGTATTTTCAAGTGATGTGACTAAAGACTTAAACTTATCTATCAGTTTATCTTTAGATACTTCCTCTGTGTTTATCTTTTCAAAATATTCTGAAATATTATAGAATAAATCTACTGTAATATTTTTCTTATTATCCACCGTTTCAATAGCATTAATAATACTCTGCACGTGTTCTTTAACCATATCAATTTCATAGAACATTATATGTGTTCCAATTATATATTTATTTTCTAATTTCATCTTAACCCCCTCTAAACAATTCAGTAATATACTTTGAACCCTTAAAAGAATTAGATAACCAGGTAATAGATTTCCAACCAAACACCTTATTTATTTTGTACATAGTTAACATCGGAAACAGATTACCAAAAGATCCTAATCCAACGTTATCCCTATAATTACCATCGAGTGGTGACACATATGCTTCATCTCTAGGTTCAAATCCACCTATAGTTAACATATCACTATATCTAACACACATAAAACTTACTCTCACATGTTGCATTGGTAATTCCCCTTCAAAATAATGCTGATTTTTTGGATATACATAATCCAATCTTCGTTTGTTATCAAATTCTTCTGTAATACCTACTGGTATAATATGTGATGGGTCCCAACCAGGAAATGCAGGTTCTGATGGATTGGATGAATGACCTGGATTGTATCCATTACCCACCACAACATATCCTTCATCTAATTTTTTAATACACTCTTCAACAAATTCCCAATCATGTATTATCATATCATCATGCATACAAAATAATATGGTATCATCTTCTAAATTCAAATAAGATATAGCTTGTTGATATGCACCCATTTCTTCTGCACCATTAAAAAACTCTTTGTGTTCAAAATTTTCTTTTATTTTATCTGTTGGTTCTCGGTGACATGACCAAAATACATCTACATCATCTCTTTGTTGTATATCATTAAGGCCATCAATTAAACTATCTTGATTCATATGCCAACCACAAATAATAAACTGTTTTTTCATATAACTACCCTACAAATAACTCCCTCAGGAGTCCCATTCAATTTATCAACTGACACGGTGTGAGTAAAAAAACTTGTAGTATCTTCCTCTCCGATAAACTTATCAGCGACTAAAATTCCACTTTCAATATATTGATTAACCGATTTTCGTACACCATATTCGTCTGAAGGATTACTAAAATCATCAAAAACTAAGTAACCACCATTAGATACCAATTTTAATGAATTATCAATATCCGATATACATGAGTTCATACAATGATCTGCATCAATGAATACTACATCTTGTTCTTCAAAATTCCAATTATCTCTATATAAATCTAATGGTGTATACGTTATATTATCTCTATCCTTATTAATATCAGCTGCCTGTCCTGATCCTAATATTCTACGTTCAAATTCATTGGGCATATCTACTGTTATAACTTTTTTAAATAAATAACTTAATATTCTTGTAGTATGGCCTCCCCATGTTCCCAATTCTAGTACTGAATTTAAATTTTTATCCATAAAGTAATCAATTAAATCTGATTTAAATTTAACTGAAGTCGTTGATCTACCACCAGGATCTAACTTCCCAATCGCTCCCTTTAATATTTCTTGTTTTTCCATTCTCACTTCCCTTCAAATAAATGTTTATATGTAGCTTCCATCCAAGCTCTAGGATGTGGTCTTACGCCACAGTTAAAATGATATATCCATCCATATTTAGTATGTAACATATCAGCCCCCAAAACTTCAACTCTCATCATGTCTTGCATGTTAAATTCATAAGGTAATATTTTTAAATCAATATTATGTTCTCTTAATAAAAAATTCATTGGTGTCTGGTCAGTACCATTAAATAATTTGTTTTGTACTTCAAGTAAATTATCTTTATTATCCCAATAAAACTGAACAACTGATTTTAAAAACTCTTTATGTTTTCTATTAAAAATCTGAAATCCACCATTTATATATTCATAATATGGAAACATCTTCCCATTAAAAAAGTAATGACTATAATTTTCTATACTTCTGAGTATCCAATCGTAACTACCATAGTTATGCACCCCAACATACTTATGTTCTGTCATCTCAAAAAAATTAGGACAATTTGGGTGTACTAATGTATCAGCATCTACCATCAACACTTGGTCATATTCAATATTAGAATTTTCTAATATTTCAAGTACATAATATCTTTGCCAAGTTATTTTCATCTCATCATAGTCATGAATAAGTTCATTCATAACAACTAATTCACAACCATTTTTCTCACACCAATACTTCCAACTTTTTACTGATAAATCATATGCAACTTCGCGTAAGCGTTTCTCATCTGTTCCTTTTACATTTGGAATAAATACTATATTTTTCATTTATATTGCCCCTTTACAGCATCCCAAGTTTGTTTCATCATATCTTCTCTATCACCTCGTTGTGGAAATCCACTAAAAAACCATACATATCCATACTTTATAAAAAATGGTGTTTTATCTTCATTTAGTTGCCAATTATGAGAAAACCAATCAAATCTACTTAAATGATTTAACATAAATGGTGGTGGTAATTTACGAACCACATTAATATTATGAATTTGTAATAAATAGTTATATACCGGTTGGTCTGTTCCACGAGAAACTTTGTTGTTTTGTAACTCCATAATGCTATCATAATTAGTATAATAATATTCTTTAACAGTATCTAAAAATTTTCTATGATTCTTATCAAATATCTGCCACCCACAACTAACATATTTTGTCAAGTCAAAATTATAATTATTAAATAGATTACTATACCCACTTACTCCTTCATGTAACCATCTCAAATTTTCAAAAGACCTAAAACAGTTAACTTCATTCTCACCAACTAAATCAAAAAAGTTTGGAGTGTCCCATCTTACTATTGTAGAGGCGTCTATAACACCAACTTTATCGTAGTCTATACCAGTATTATCCAATTGGTCGAATACATCGAACCATCGTTGCCAAGTAGGTTTATGCTTTATATGTTCTGAGTCTGATGGTTTGTCATATATGAAAAGCTCTACGTTATTCTTTTCACACCAATATTTCCAAGATGGTATAGAATACTGAAAATACTTAAATCCACCGTGTTTTTTATTTAAATACTCGTGTTGACTTGGAACTGCAATTAAAAATAAAACATTTTTCATTTAATAAAACCTATTTTGTATATACATAAATATATATTAATTTTTCAAAAAACAATTTATTTTTTAATTTTAAAATAGTCTTCAACTTTTAGTATCCATTCGTTTTTTAAATCTTCCAACCTTCTATAACCACCTCGACCATGATGAAAAAATATAGGTTTACTGCCTACCCAACATTGTTCTGAATATGGATGTTTTATGTCAAGAACATGTTCTCTCCATAAATTATTATCTTTTCTGAAACTATCTCTGTAAGAGTTTTTTAATATCAACCATTCGTATCCTTTTTGTTTAGCGTGCCATGTCATATTACCTGCATTATCCCTATAGTCACAATTCCAAGGACTATCTCTCCATATACCACGTTCCACATAATTCTCTGATTGTATCTCATCGTATATATCTCTCTTTGAAAAGAATAACATAACTCTCGCTATACCATCTTCCCATGTACCATCACAAGTTCCCTTTTCAATCAAACCTCTGAAAATATTACCAGGATCCCATCTATTAGATATAAAAAAATATTTATCTGCTAGTTTCATTAATTCATCTGCACATTTATCTAGAAAGATTGCATCTTGGTCTACAACACAAACATATTTACGAGTTCCACTCAAAATACCAATGTTATTTCCAGTAGCACCATAGTGACTACCAGCAGCTACACTACATGAATCAATTAAACCAATCGTATCTGGTACACTTTGCGTAAATTCACCTTGACTACCATGTAATGTTGTGGTTGATTGATCAACACCTTTCAAGACAACTACTTTATCGTTATCTTTAAACATTTCTTTATGAAGAGCTATCTCATTTTCATTCAAATAGTTTACAACTACATGAATCGTGAATGGAACTTCTTTAAAAAATTTCATAATACTTAGAACCATTAACCTAACATAATCTTGTTTACAATAACTAACTACAACAAAATCTATACCATCTTTATAATTACTCATAATATTACTAAACCCTCTCGTCAAAGTATTTATTAACCCAATAGATTACATAGTCAATATCCTCTTCAAGCATTCCACTATGAACTGGCAAAGATATTAATTTTAACCACTCTACATCAGCAACAGGATAATCTCTATCCTGTAATAATGGAGCATATTTATGAAGTGGTTTAAAATGAACCGATGTATGTATCTTTTTACTAGCCAAATAATCTATTAAATCATCGCGTGTTGTTAAGGAATGACCACTACCATCAGGAGCCACATTCCAAATCTTCTGTGGTACTTTAGCACAATAATACTGAACGGTTTCTGTGTGATATGGTCTTTCTATAATTGGATGTAATTCCTCATTATATCGTTTCTGTATATGTCTACGAAATTCTAAATTAGCTGGTAACTTCTTCATCTGTTCCAAACAAATAGCCGCCATAATATCAATCATATAATATTTATAACCAATCAAATCCACTTGATAATCCCAAGCATATCCCGGCGTCGCACCACTAGCTCTACTCCAAGTTGAAGATACGCCAAACCAAGTCATCTCTCTACATTTATCCGCGAGTTGTTTATCATTGGTTGTTATCATCCCACCATCGCCGCATGGCATAGTTTTTACTGCCTGAAATGACCAAACTGCAGCATCTCCTCCCAAACCTGCGCCTGGTGTATAGCAACTATGAGCAGTATCTTCAAGTATAAACCCATCAAATACTTTTCGTAGACCTTCGTAATCAGCAGGAACACCAGCTTGATTAACAGAAATTAAAACTTCACTATTTGATTTCTTATATCGTTCTACATCTTTAGGATCAATACACATGGTATCCGGTAATACATCAACTATATTTGAAGTATAATCATTCCATAGTGGAATCATAGCAGTTGCTATAAATGATATAGTTGGATTAATTACATCTATACCCTTTAAACCCAAAGCCTTCATAATCAAATCTTGACCGTGTGAAGCACTAGTTACGGCTACAGCATATTTATGCCCAACCATTTTAGCAAATTTTTCTTCAAATTCAGCAACTTTAGGACCTTTACCCCACCATCCACTTTCAATAACCTCTTGAAGAGCTTGAATTTCTTCCTTGCCGCCTTTAGGTCCTAAAACTGGTAACATTTTCTCTCTAATTTTCATCATCTTTCCTCACGTTTAGTTCTAAATATTTAATAACCTCGTCTCTAAATTCATTATAGTAATCTATAGACCTAGTTGCACCTCTACCACCATGATGTAGAAATGGAACTTCATTTACCCAAGCTTCTTCTCCAAAACTTAAATTTAACAAGTGTTCTGATTTTAATTCTCTATTATTCCAACTATTTTTCAGAATAATATATGGTTGATTGTTCTCTTTCGCCCATAATGATAACAATCCATATGTATCTTTGTAATGACAATTTGGATACAAGTCTCCGGGTTCTTTATAAAAATTATTTTCTATTGTTTCTCGTTTTAAAATAGACCATTGTGGTATACATGGAATGTCAATGTCATTTCTCCAACCATATGAAACATAAGAATTTTCTTCTAACATCGGTAGTACGTGCTCTACCCACTTATTTAAAAAAACAACATCATGTTCCACTTGACAAATATATTTTCCATTTCCAATTTTAGTGCCTATAGTCATAGCTTCAGATTGTAACCAACTAGCAAATCCCAATGGTCTTTTATCATATTTACTATACCCATCCCAACCATAATTATCAATAAAATATTCTTGTGGATATTTTTGATTAGCATTGGTGGGTACAACTACCCCATCATCTTGGTTAACTTGGTGTATGCCTTCAACAATAACAACATTATCGTCTTCTCCAAACATTTCGTTAAGTTTTTTTAATTCAAGACTATTTTCAGAATTGTCTCCATTATTAACTATGTAATATTTATATGGATAGTCTACATACTTTTTAATACTTTCATGTATTAATTTTACATAATCTATTCGTTTGAAAACTACTGTTATGAAATCTATACTATCTTCATATGTTTTCATTTACTTGCCCCCTTAACTATAGTTCCGTTCTGTTTAACTTTATCGTACAATTCACCATACAACGTTTGTAATTTATTTTGAATATTTTCTGATTGGTTTGTCCAATCTGATGCACGAACTTTCATTGGTGGAAATGTATTTATATATGATTTATCTATTTCCAAATAATTAAATATAAGTTCTAGATTATTCCACATGTTTTCAAACTCAACAAATAATATATCATAGTTCACTTTCGCATCCAACCATGTATCTAAATGAGGTTCTAAACCTAACAAATCTTCACCATTATTTAAATAATCTTCAACAGACCAATTTGGATTAATTTCAGAATATCTCCCATTCAAATCCTCACAATGTCTCTGAATCCAAGTTTTATCAACTTGTGACCTTCTATAATAAGATAGTAATGCATTATATGGATTTCCATATATGTATAATACTTTAGTATCTTCATTTATTATAGGTTCAAATTCATTTTGCTCACCGTTGTAGCTAGGCTGTAAAATAGGTAATTTTGGCCAATGTGTATGCCATACATAATAACTTGTACCAAAATTTTTTGTTAAAGTTTTAGAACCAACTCCACCCCAAGCATTTAAATATAAATTATTCATTTATTTAAACCCCTTTATTAAAATAATTATTTTTTCCAAATGTAAATGTCTCATATTAAACTCCTATAAATTAAAATTATAAATTACATCACACACATGATTAACTTCATCATCAGTTAAAGATTGGTGTAAAGGTAGGCATAATGTTCTATCCATTATTTTTTCTGTATTTTTTAATGAAAGCCCATCTTCATAGTACTTGACCTTATGTAAAGGGTAATATCTAAATGAAGTATATACTCCATTGTCTTTTAAATGTCTAGCCAACTCATCTCTTTTATCTGTTTGAATATGATACATATAGTATGAACTTTCTTTATTGATTGGTATCTCTCGTGGAACATCAATCCAATCCACATGTTTCAATGTATTGTTATACATTGTATGTATTTCTTTTCGCCTTGATATAAAACCATCTAACTTTTTAAGTTGTTCTAAACCTATAGCAGCAGTAACATCATTTATTATTACTCTTCTACCAGGCAACTCTATATCAAATTCCCACCATTTGGTATCTATAGAATTTGAAAATCCACTAGCACTTTTTAAACCCAAGTATGCTTCATAATCAAGTCTTTTAGCTAACTCAAGGTCTTTACAATAAACTAAACCACCATCACCCATAACTAGTATTTTCATAGCATCAAATGACCAAAGACCTATATCACCGATAGTTCCTGTAAACTGATTGTTGTATTTTGATATGGGACTATTAGCATTATCTTCTATTAACTTAATATTGTGTTTATCACACAAATCCACTATTTCATCCATATCACATGGAACACCAGCATAATGTAATATTATTACCGCTTTTGTTTTTTTAGTTATATTTTTTTCTATGTCATCAGCACTTACATTTAAAGTTCTAGTATCAACATCACAGAATACTGGTTTTGCACCACAATTCACGATAGCATTTGCAGCACCTATAAAACTAACTGATGGTAAAATTACCTCATCACCATCAGTTATATCTAAAATATTCATTGACTGAAATAAACCCTCGGTACAACTACAGATAGTTTTAAAATTATTGGGATGTGATTTTAACTTTAATGAAAACTTTTCAACAAATTTTTCTGTTAGTTTTCCCTTTCCCAGCCAATTACTTTCAAATACCTTTTGTATTGCGTCAAGTTCTTCTTGACCAAGTGAAGGTTGATAAATATTAATCATTTTCAGGAAATACCTCTATCACTAAAACATTAACATCATTAACTACTAACATAGATCCATCTTTAAGTTTCATTTTTGTAAATTGACCTTGTTTAATTGAATCCGTATCAATACCATGATATGTTCTTTTTACCCCACCAACAAAATGTATTATCTGAGTGACATATTTACCTTGAACATTCACAGATGATTGTAAATTTATCTCTGGTGTTTTCATGGCATTACCTTTTTGACTTTCAAATTATCAATACCAGACTTAATTTTTGATGTTGTATATAAATTAAATTTTATACTTGATTTTTTCTTTACAAAATTTAAAAAAAACTCTTGCATCTTGTCAGTAGGTTCACCGCTACGAATTGCTACTTTTGTTGGTGCTTCATTTCTTGCTCTTCCATTAGAATTTGTCAAATATCCAGTATCATCATAAAAATCTAATCCTACAATGTTAACCTCATCAGGTTCAAGTTCATTAACAATATACAACAACGCATCTAAACCACTAGTAGGTGAAGTAAAGGCATATCTGGGGTGAGATATCATATCTTCTTTATTTATATCATCTAAATTTTTAACCGGTAATATACCACCACGACCTTCTATTTGTAAAATATGATTTGGAATTGGTGGCGATACTTCTTTCACATAAGGTAAGACGATTTTGTCAAAATTATATTTTTTATAAATATCATTAGCACCAGCATTTGGAAAATATGCAGCTAAACTTAATACATGAGTTACGGTAGAACATGCAGATAGATATTCATGTACTTGAATATTCTCTACTTCATAATGAAATGAGTTAACTATAACACTATGATCTACTTTGGGTACATTACTAATATAACCCAAAGAAGTTCCTCGACATAATAATGAAACTGTTTTCATTTTTTAATCCGAAATTAATTTTTTTATCAATGACAAATCATCATAAGTGTCTACCTGGAAACTTCTTTCAAGTGGCATCTCAACAGCACCAATTCTCCCACTATATCTCAATTTAGAATCTAATAATCTCTTCCGAGTTGTAATATAAAACGCTCCATTTTCAACATAATGTTCTTCAACTTGTTGTCTCATTGGTCTATTATAGATATCCCACTCCGATTCAACCTTCAAAGACCATCTCGGTATCCAATGTTCTCTATATACACTAAAAACCGAATCATACTCATCCATCATTTCTAAACCTTTATTTATATCCGTAGATTTTATTAGTGGTGATGTCGCTTGAATAAAAACCATTATATCAAAATCATTATTCTCAGTAAAATGTAATAATGTTTCTTCACTCGGTGACGTATCGGTTGCTATCTCATCTGGTCTCATTTGAACTCTTGCACCCAAACCACCTGCTATATTAGATATCCTAACCGAATCGGTAGATACCCATGTCTCATCTACATTTGATTTTAAAGATGATTGTATTGAATAATAAATTAAAGGTTTACCCTTAATATCTACTAAATTTTTTAAAGGTATACCCTTACTTCCACCCCTTGCTGGTATAACTGATATAATTTTCATATTTTAGTTAAATGTAAAGTTAAACAGCCTTCTTGATCAGAATAATCCTTTCCGTTTATCTGTTGGCCATCTTCCTCATATTCTATAACATGATTTTTAACTTTAAAATTACTATCTTTAATTTTAATAAACCACTCATCACTAGAAATCAAACCAGTATGTAGATTTTCTAAATTACTAGCTTCGTAAACTGGTTTCCAATTATCAGGTCTATGTGATTCTGGTACAAGAGCTATATCTAAAAATATATTACAATCTTTAGTAGTTACTCTGTATATATCTTGTAATGATTCTTCAATATCTTCTGGTAAGACATGTTCTATTACATCTGAACTAAAAATAACATTAAAATAACCATCATCAAATGGAATGTTAGGTAACGCACCTACTTTAAACCTATCATCATCATTTGGATTTTTTTTAATACACATTTGAATTGCTTTATCAGCGGGATCAATACCATAACATATATTTGAATTTACTAAACTATTTATTTTTGAAACACCACTTCCATTAGAACATCCTATATCCAACACTCTATTATTTTCATTAAGAGTATAGTTATCTACTAGGAAATCTAATAAGTTATTACCAGCAAATCCACTACTATGATACCCCCTATCATAAAGGTCATTGTATACTTTCTTATAAAAATTATTTGATTCCATAATATATTCTCCTATAGATACTTTGCAAACTTATCTTCTAAACAACATATACCATCATACGTACCTTGACCATTATGTAAATGACCACTCCAAACTTCAGTAACCCAAGAATAATCTATATCTGATATAATATTAAACACGGACTTAAAATCTATTTCACCAGTTCCTATTTGTAAACCTTCTGCATTTACTCCAAGTGCATCTGATATATGTAAATGAGAAATATAATTTTTAATAGATTTAGTATAATCCAATAAATCAACACCATAATCATTACAATATAATTTAGCATGACAAATATCATATGTCATTTTAAGATTAAAATATTCACAAAATGTTATCATATCATCTACTGGAGCAAAACTATATTGATGCCATTCACCACCCAAGTACCACGGCCTTGAAGGTAAGTTTTCAGGTATAATTTCTATATCATCTGGTGAGTAATCTATCTTCTTAAAGTTATCTATCACTCTTTCCATTTTATTTTGCAAAACCATATGATATGGTTCTACTTTATATAAAGACATACCTCCCAAATGGACTACTAATTTTGGTTTAGCTTTTTTCCAATTCTTAGAGATTTCAAGTGTCTTGTCGATTGTTTTTCTTAAAATATCAAAACTTGGATTTAAAATATCAGGGTCAATTGAACATAAATCAAAAATTCTTCTACCTATTATCTCAGGAGCGTGTATTATTAATTCAGAGTTGTCATTTCTTTCACTAAAATCGATGTCTAAATCAGACTCAGATAAATGAAACTCCATAACTGGAGCATTTAAAGTTTTATAATCTTCATAGTCATGAAATCTACACTTGACTCCCCATCTTTTTGAAAAGTTAAATTGACGCCAATCTTTTAATTCTAACAATTTTTTGAAATCAGTTATAGAAATATAATCACCTTTCTTAACTTCTCTCTTTAATTTCTTACCATAAAATTTATCTATTTCGTGTGGAAAAATACCCTTTCCCGGGGACTTAAACTCCACATCTCTCTTGGATAGTTTATGATTTATATGTAAGTCAATAGTAGATACTGTTGATTTCGCAAACACTTCTTTATTTAAAGTTTCTGCTTGGTTAACTCTCTTTTCACTACCAAGAGAATTTTCCAAATTTCTTATATCAGAAACCATAGTTTTGAACTCCGATGGTAATAAAGATGCTACATGGTCTGGACCAGTTTGATTCCTATCTAACGTAATATGTTTTTCAATTATTGACGCACCTAAAGATACAGCAGCTATGGGAATAAAAGTTCCACGTTCATGTCCAGAATAACCTACTCTTTTAGTTAACTTCTTTAACTTATCAATAAACTTCAAAGATATTTCTTCATATGGTGTTGGATAAGTAGAGTTAGCTAACAATAAAGAGAAATCTACATTATTCTTTTTATAATATGAAACACACTTTTTTATATCCTTATACTCCCACATACCAGTAGAAATTATTAATGGTAATCCATACGAATTACACTTATCTATCAATTCAAAATTAGTCATATCAGCAGACGATATCTTAAATTTAGACACCCCAAGGTTTCCAACGAAATCAGCTGATATCTTATCAAATGGAGTTATAATCAAATCTAACGATAACTCATCACACTTATCTTTTATGACCAAATAGTCATCATTATTTAACTCTATCTCTTTTAACAGCGGTATTAAATATTCAAAGTTCCACTCCGCGCTATTAGGATCATTCAATATTTTATCCGAATAAATCTCATTTAAATCCCTCTTCTGAAACTTTACCGCATCAACTTTACATTCCTTTGCTTTTTCTATTAGTTGCAAAGCGGTTGATAGTTTACCATTATGGTTAATTCCTATTTCGGCTATTATATATGTTTTCATTTATTAAAAAAATCCCCATTGGTCGTATACCAATCTATTAACTCTGGCATAGTTTCTTTTAGAAAACGTTTTGGCATCCATCCAATATCACGTAACTTATCACTATTTGATAGATAAATTGGATCTTGAAATAACCTATCATCCACATACTCAACACAATCATTAAAATCCTTTCCCATATTATCACAAATCATTTTTGTAACTTCCAATACATTATAGGATTCATCCGTAGATACATTGTAAATATTTTTATTCACACCTTTATCCATAACGACTTCAACGGCATCTACAAAATCATCTACGTTTAAAAAAAATCTAACTTGTTTACCAGAACCATGTATTGGTAATTTTTTATTATCTTGTAACTTACTAATAAAATAAGGTATTAATTTATCAGGAAATTGCATTGTCCCATATGTATTATTTAATCTAACAACTTTCCAATCTAACCCATAACAATAACCATAAGCATGTAAAATAGATTCACCACCAGCTTTAGTTGCAGAGTATGGATTAGTAGGTAAAGTCATTGAATCTTCATATAACGGCTCTCCATTTCCAATAACCTCATCTGTACTTAAATGTATTAAAGGTGTATTAGTATCAGAGCAGTATTTACTAAGATAATGTAAACCTAATATGTTTGTATCTATAAAATCAACTGGTCTTTCAAATGATTCATCAACATGTGTTTCAGCAGCTGAATTTATAATCAAATCAAAATCAGTATCTAATTTATCCCACACTTCTTTAGTCTGTAAGCGTTCTATAATTATAGGAATATTTACAGAACACAATCTATCAATACAAGATGTATGTCCCAAAGAATCAAATACTACTACTTCGTAATTTTTATTATAAAATCTATTAACTAAATGTGAACCAACAAAACCCGCTCCGCCTGTAACTAATATTTTCATGATATCTGCTCTACTCCACTTAAATTTTTAAAAATATCATACCAATACAAACAAAGCTTACGATAATCATACCCGCCCATAAACTTTTTTCTAATATTTTCATTTATCTCAACATTTAATTCATCAAAATTTGATAATATATAATCAATTTTTTCTTCTAAGTCCGACCAATCATACTTTACATCAATATATGTTTTACCTGGTTCATATATATCTGGTATAGTTTTAACTAAATCTTGATTAGGTTTTATCATTATAGTTCCATACTGCATACATTCAAAATCTCTGAAACATATCTCGCCCATACCAAATGGCGAAAATGATATTTTAGAATCCATTAGATTTTTAATATATTCTTCAAATGGTAATCTATCATATATCATATTATATTTAGATTTTAAGGGTTCTAAAACTTTCCATAACCCCCCTCTATGTTCAGTATAAAGGTGACTATTCTGTGATTTATGATCTTCATTATAATCATGATTACCTCTGAATATAGCACAGACATCAATACTTTTGTCTTGTTTTATTGGTTGAAAATTTCTATAATTTGGAACAAGTTGCCCGACATTCCAACCTGTAAATTTTATTCTTTTCCACATATCATCGGAAATATCATATGATAAATCTAAATCACTACCGCTACCCCAAAACCATTTATTATGAGCATAGGGAACTTTATAAGCATCTTGAGATGGTAACATTTGATTTTTGAATAGATAAGTAGCATCACTTTGTTCAAATACTTCAAACCCCCCCATCAATGAAGTCGAATCTGAACCCTCGAATAGAAAATAATCACCAGTAATTTTAGATAAATTATCTAATCCATAATCAATACTTTCTTGAAGAGATTTTTTCTTATCAATAAAGTCATGCATTCCAATAAATAGATAATCAAAATCATCAGAATCCGTTAATTCAATACTATAATCTCTTAAAATATCTTGTATAATACCAAATGGCCTAAACGTAGGTTCATTTCGACCAACCGTTGGATTTTGTATTTTTATTTTAATCATCTAAAGAAAAATTCTCATTTATAAATTCTTTTACCTTAATCCAACCTTGTCTTGGATATTTTGTGTAAATTTCTTTATCCCCCAACACAATAACTTCTTGCAATACTTCTTTTATTAATTGAACACTAGAATCATTTTCGTGACCTTCATACGATAACTCTATACCATCTTTATTTTTATATTTCATCTCATAATCCCAGCATATTTTTCATTTTGTTGTTCTTGTTTTTCAATCGTCTTATGATGTAATATACAAAAAGGTTTTTCCGTAGGTAAATGTGAATATGTTTGAAACCCAATCAACATCTCATGAACTGGTTTTTCCCATTTTATATTTGGTCTATTGCGAAATACTCGACCTTGCCAATCAGGAAAATTAACCCAACCATCATCATTAACATTCCAATGCCAATATTTAGCATGTTGTTCAGTTAAACCCTCTACTGTATTTATTCTTGGTAAGTAAATTAAATCAATTTCGTTCTCTTCAACAATACTATGTATGTTTTTTATCAACCAAAGACTTATCATCTCATCAGCATCAAGGTTAAAACTATAATCTCCACTACACATACTTTTTAAATGATTCTTCTGTGAAGCAAAATCACCCAATAGATTTCGTTGTTCAAATACTATATCGTGTGCAGATACATAGAAATCTAATAATTGTTTTGTTTTTTTATCATCAGAATAATCATCAAGTATTACAATCTCATCTTCAGGTTGTTTCCACTTGATTAAGAACTTTAGTAACTTCTCTAATGAATTCGTTTCGTTATGAGTTAATATGGAATAACTAATCTTCACTAATGCCAACCATGTTTAATTTAATATTCGTAACCTTTAGTGCTGTCAACTTAGTTGTTTTGTAACTACGATATGCTTGTTTAAATACATTATCAGCACTAACGATATCTGAATAAAATCTTTTGGTAGTCATAGCAGAACGTTTCTTTGGGTTAGCTATTTGTATCCTAAAATACTCTTCCTTTAATGATATTAGATTTTCCCTTTCATCCACTTCAGTTTTTTTCATATCAATAACTTTAAATAGTTTTTTCACCTTACTTGCATTAATATAATTAATATTCAAACCCTCTAGTAAGTTAGTTTCTTTATCACGATGTAAGAATAATAAAACAGGTCTTGGATCCTTAACACCTGATTCCGAATAATTAAACGTCACAATCATACCAGGTAATATCTTACCAATAGGTAATGTTTGTTCTGATAGAATTATCTTACGATTGTTGTATCTGGTCGCCAAGTGTTTTCTCCAATTTTTCTACCATTTTGTACGCATCACTAAAATGCGGAACTAAGACTTCGGTTTCTGGATCAGTTTGAGCAAATAATCTCCACTTCAATACTTTCTTTTCCACCAACGGAACTACCATGTAATTTTCAGTAGTAAAAACTGATGGTGCCCACCACCTATCACTTAAATTCCTACACACGTCTTTAAACTCTTGTGGAAATGGATTATCATCAATATGCGATTTCATTGCTCTATTTGAAGCAAAACCACAATGTAAACATTGCATATTCTGTTCATCATCACCAAGCAATACTAACGAATCATCAATATCAATATCATCTAA